TTTGCCGTCGCGTATTTGGCGTCCATGTCTCGAAACTCGGACGATTCGTCAATTCGTTTTTCGGCCTCATCACGTGCGATCCGTTTGGATTCTTCAATGTCCCTCAATATCTCCTTCCGCCGTGCGTCAGCTACGGGATCGTTTTTTGGGCCACGACCCAGCGGTGGTAGCCCCGATACCTGTTTGTCTAAATCAAAAAGGCGTTTTTTGTACTCTGGATCTCCTAGGATGGCTTGTCGCCGTTGCTCCTTTTGCGATTCGTATTTTTTGTCCAGCGACTCTTTGTCGAGTTGATACTTATCTTCCGAATAAACCTCGCCGGAAGCAGGAAGCGCCTCCTGCAACGCCGCTCCGAGATTGATTAACGCCGTTTTGGATCGACGGCCCGTAACGTCCGCCGTTTCCTGCGTCGCCATCGCAAACAACGCACCGGCGGATTTCTGGCTAAATCCTTGCGCCATAAGGGATTTAATAGTCGGCGCCGCGTTTAATGCAATCAATCCTGGGTCAGTTGGTCTTGCCATTTCGGTCAGGCTCAAGAGATACCCTTCGACTTGTTTTGGGGTCCACTCTTCGCCTACCGCTTTTTTGACGTCGAGAATACCACCCGCAATCTGCGTTGCCGCCTCTACGGATTGGGGAGCGACCATTGCGGCCGTTTCAATCGTTTGGTAAATAACCTCGTCTGATAGCTCGCCTCGCGCAGATGCAGCCGAAGCCCCGATCTGCTTGAGAGCGCTCGGCGCAACTCCTGTTTTTGCCGATATTTCATTGATGCGAGCGCTGGCCTCCGCTGCCTCTGTGGGTTTCATAGAGGCTCCCATCATTTGCAGAAACACAAGTTCCTGATCCGCATGAGCTATCGATGCCGTCTTAAATCGCTCCTGTTTGTCGATCAGCGCCTGATACTCGCCTTTAATGACATTGACGGCTGTGTAAAGCGCCGATCCAATACCCAGCGCTCCAGCCAGCGTTCGGACAGCACCAAGCGCCTTTTCACCAAAGGCGTTTTGCGCCGCGCCGCCGGCACTAATCATTTGATTGTGTGCTTTGGTGGACGCCGACTCGTAGTCCCGAACAGATAATTGTCCTTGGACGAAAAGTTCGTTGATTTTTCGGATTTGCTCCCAGTACCGCTCGGCCGGCGTTTTGGCCTCTTCCATGATCCGCTTGGCCAGCCGCCCCATCTCAGCCTGCTCGCGCTCGAGCTTCTTGGTTTCCTCGGAAACCTTCTTAACGCCGCCTTCGACCTTCGCGTACCCCTCGGCCACCTTGCGGATGGCGTCGATCGCCTGCTTCTCGTCGGCAGTCAGTTTGTAGGCGATTTCACCGGCCATCGGCATTCAGTCGGTCAAGAAGGTAAAGGTCGGCCATCGTCGGCCGGTATCGCGGCATGTGACCCGTCGCCCAACGTCGGAACGTCAACCAGCGTGCGGAGTGGACGCCGTTTTTTTTTCCATTTCCTCCGTCAGTTTCACTACCGTCGGGAGATCGATCAAAGCGTCCAAAATCTTCCGTGCGGAATCTGAGTCGAAAAGACCTAGCAACGATATTTCCTCGGCTCCAATGCGATAATTCGCCGCCAAACATTCGGCGGCGGAGGCATGGAGCCCGTCGAAATCGAAGCGGACCGTCTCGCCCACCTCGGCGGTGGTCGACGCGGCGTCGGCGCGCACGTCCCACCACGCCAAACTCAAATCCCACAACCGGCGAAAACGCGACACAACGTCGCCGGGCCGCCACTTGCGATCCTCGCCCAGCGAAACGGTTTGGGGAAACGTGTGCCGCCAGCGGATCCCGCCGTCCTCCAAGACATGCGACCTGGCGATCGGGCAGAGCCATTTGCGGCCATCTGCCAACTCGACAAAATGGCCGTCCAGCGGCTTTGGCCGCATCAGGTCGGCCGGCCCGATCGCCATGCCCTTCCATCGACCGATCCAGCCGATCGCCGTTTCGACCCAGTCCTGCTCGGCCGGGATGTAACGAACTCGCCCAGGCTCGCAATGCTCGGCGTCGGCCGCCACCACACCGCCGGATCCACCGGGGCCGCCGGCTTCGACGTGCTGCTGGTGGACGGGTCCGTCCAGGGCGTGGCCGAGCCCGGCCTTGCGGAGCTCCTCGGCCGAGAGCCCGGCCTGTCGGTTTGGGATAAAATACAGAAAAGCACTCATGTTTCACTCCAGCCTGTTGGATGCAAAATTGATTCTCCACGATCGTGCCGCGTTCATTCCGGCGATGACGGCCGTCATCGCCTGTTGCGACGGCGCGGGCCCAGGGACGCCGGCCTAGCCTTTTTTCAGTTTTTCCTTTTCGACGGACGGCTCGGATTTGGGCGCAGGCGCGGCGACCAGTTCGAACCCCAGTTGGTAGGTCGCACCTTCGGCAAGCTCGGCCAATTCGGCCGGCTCGACGGCCAGCGTAAGTACTTGCCCGGTCCGATGCGGAAACATCATCGTGACCGATTCGCGGCCCTTTGTTTTGTCGCATTTGATGATTTTGCAGTTGATTGCCATCACAACATCCTTTCGTTTTTGGTGGTTGGTTGATATCCGGCGGATTATCCTTACACTCCATCGTCGTAGGTGAAGGTTAGCGGCGCGTTCGTGCCGTCCCATTCGATGTGGCCCATCGCCGAAATCTCGCCGGGCCGATGGCCCGCGGCTTGGAACGGCGTCTCCTGGATCGCCAAGCCGCCCGTGGCGGCGATCGTAATGGTTCCCGTGCCCCACGTCCCGCCGGCGACGCGCTCGCGCAGCACGATCGAAAATGCCCCGTGCGCGCCCAGCAACGAAACGATCGCGCCGTTGTTGGAACTGCTGGCGGTGATCGTCGGCAAGATCGACTCGATCGCGGTGATCTTCGGCCGGATGTCTGAGTCCGACCCCTCGCCGAAGCATCGCACACCGAAATCGACGCCGATGTTCATCTGCTGGGTGATCGAAACGCCGCCCATCGTGCAGGTGCTCATCGCCCACTTCGTGAAATCGACTGCCGTCGGCAACACGGCCGCCGAGGTCAGTGTGAACGGATCAGTGGCGTCGACCGCGTTGTAGAGCATCGCCTCGTAGCTGAGCGTTGCGTCCCCCTGATGGGCCACGCTGAGTTGTTTGGGGTACAACGTGCCCAGCGCGCAGGCCAACGACACGTGGCCGGTGGTGTCGATTCCGCCGCCGGCCAAGATTTTCGAGCCGTACAGCGTCAGGGCTTTGGTCGCCAGCGAAACGCCCGTCGGCCCGCAGGCGGTCAACGCGGCCTGGAGGTCTTCGGTGGTGAATTGCACCACCGGTTTCTGGCCGTAAATAGCGACCAGGCGGGCGTAAATCTCGCCGCTGGTGGGCTCGCCGCGTACTTGGCTGGCCATGTTAGATCCCAGATCGCGGATGCCGCCGATGACGGTCGAGTCGATTTGTACGGGTCCGGTGGTGTGTAGAACGAATGTCATGGGACGCTCCTAAATTATGCTCCAATGTGAACGATGTAATTTTCTAGCCACTTTTGGCCAAACCGCTCGATCAAAATCCGCTCGTGCAGGGCCCGCAACTCCTCTTGTTCGCGCCGGCTGATGGCCAATAAGTCGCCTCGCAAGTTGATGGGCGGTTCGCCGGCGTGGGGGCCGTGTTTTTTTGCGCGCGGCTTGTACTGATTGATATGGACAACCCCTGGCAGGCGGATAGCAACACCGTGAAATGTAGCTTGGATCGATGGACGTTTGGCTCCGTCGCGAGTGCGACCGCTAAAGACCATTGCTAATTGATGGCCAAGCGATTTTTGCTTGCGACCGTTGTAGCTCTTCCAGAACGCCTTGCCGCTCTCACCTTCTCCGCCGCGCGGTCGATAGGTGTCGTCGGCGGCTACTTCGCCGTAGGCAACGTTTTCCGCCCTGTATTCCGCGGCCCCGGCTTTTGTGAAGTGTTTTTGAACGAACTGATTGAACAAGTGCCAACCGACCGCACTCCACGTCTCTTTCAACGCGCGCCTCCAAGCCGACTTCGTGACTTCGACCGAGCCGTTCACCATCCCCGAGTATCGTACTTCACAAGAGATTGCCGGCATGTTGTTACTCCGTGGCTCCCCAAGTGACTTCCAGGAGGGCCCAGTAGTAGCAACCGCGCGCGGTTTTCTCGTCGTCTCCCTCGCGACTTGGCCCCATCATCACGGTAACGCTCGAAACGTCGAGGTAGCCAGGCTGGCCGCTCAGGGCCATAAACTCGGAGATGATTTGGCCCAACTGGTTCAGGATCCAACGGTCCGCCAACTCCAGGTCGGTCGTAAGATCGTAAACCGGCCCTTCCGCCACCGGCTGGTAATCGTCGGGAATCGTGATTTCCAATTCGATGTAGAGCCGACCGTTTTCACGCGAAGCGTACAGCGCCGACCGATGGGCGCTGTAGCCGCCCGCCGTGCTGGTGTAGATCATGCCGAACGGCCGGAGAGTCGATTCCCATTGCGTCGGCGTGTATTCATGGGCATCGGTGGGGGCAGGCAGCGCGGCCAGATAGGTCTTTGTTTTTGCCGCCGCGGCCGACGCCGCGCCAAGAAAGGTCCGATAGCTGGCGCAGGCGGCCAAATGCGTTCGGGCCGTTTCTAATGCAACCGACATCGGGCCTAGCGGGTCCATCAATTTCTCCTACGCAAACCGCTCCTGTTTTCCTCGTGGACGCCGACTCGCAAAACGTGCAAAAACGTCTCGGCTTCCGTCTGCGACTCAATGGCGTCCACGCGATACTCAAGACTGTCGATCGTCCAAACGTCGCCAATGGCTGGATTGGCTAAATACGAACCGCCGTTGGCCGCCTCCGACGTTCTGGGAACCGCCAATCGCCGCGTGTGCTTGCGCTTCGATCCGCGTTCCGTCGATTCCTCCGCGACCTCCTCGGGCCAAACGATCGCCGTCACCGTCCGCGCCGTGGAGCCGACGGGCGTACACGACGCCTCGTCGGCGAATTGTTCCATCAGCAACGGGGCTGCGTGGCCAGCCCATAGGTCCATAAACTCCGACACGTCAACTCCCAGCGGCCTGGTCGCAACAAAGCGGGCGGCTGATGGCCAGGCCAACCATCAGCCAACCCGCGTTGCAACGGAGAATCAGGCGGCCAAGTCGGTGCAGCGAATCGCAAAGTGGCTGATCCGAATCTCGCCCGGCGTGTTGTCGCTGGTCTTTTCCATGTGAGCCAGCAACTTCAAGGGGCCGGTCGCCGCGTCGAGAGCGAACACCGTCGAGCCCAACACTAGGACGCCGTTGATGTAGATCTGGATGTCCTCCAGATCTCGGCAATCCATGCGGAAGTCGAAATAGGTGTCGTCCACCGCGTCCTTCGTGGTGTCGGTCGCCGCAACTTCGGTTGTCCCGTCGTCGGACTCGGCCAGAATATCCAACGCCGAGCCGTCGAGGTGCAGAAAACACGATTCTGTGATCGCATCGCAGTCGGTGGCGTGCGTGGCGTTGGCAAGCCCGACGTTGATGTCCACCGCCGCCGCATCGCCGATGTCGTAGATGGCCATCCGGCCCTCGACGATAAACGGAACGGTGACGGGGACGGAGTGCTTCGACAGGATGTCGACCTTTTGGGCCTCGGCTGTCTCTGAAAACGCCAGCTTGGCGTAGCCAGGGCCCATCGTCACGGCCGGCGTTCCGGCCGTCAAAACGACCACACTGTCGGTCGGATCCTTCATCAGGTCGATCGTGTAGACCGGCTTGACGTTCAAATCGACGACAAGGGTCGTGTCGGCGCTGGCGGCATCGCCGATCGCAACGCCCAGATCGAAGTCGGCGCCGGCGGCCGCCTTCAACGGCGTGGCCGAATCGGCCGACCGGTCCCAATAAGCCTTATCACCGTCGAGAAAGACGATGTCGGCCGTCTTGGCGACGGTGAACTGACCTTCGACGTAGGCAACGGCGATTTCGCCGATCGCTACGGTTTCAAGGCCGGCAATGACACCGGCGCGCCCGTCCGGCAACTGGACGATCTGGCCGGGAGAATACGCCTCGGCGGCCGTCCATTTGACGGTTTTCGGACTGGAATCACGATAAAGAGTGGCTTCAGCCATGATTTTCATTCCTCAACAAAAGTGACAATGTTTAGTTCGCAAACGCTTCTCAATCCGGCGTCGAAACGCCGTCCGTATGCCGATCAAACGGTACCGGTCGATTTGTAAAGACCGCGATAGTCCATCGGGGCGCGGCCCATGTCCATCACCATGTCGACGCCGAAGCCCCATTGGCCTCGATCGAGAGTGAAGTTTCTGACGGCCGGCTGCCGATTCGTTCCACGACGGTAGAGAACGCGGACGCCGCGGCGCGGGCCGGCCGTAACGAACCAATTCGTCGCCGATCCGGTGACCATCGCTTTCGTCATCGGATTCCACACGCCGGTGGCGCCGATCCTGTCGTCGGTCACAAGCGTGAGATTGTCGCCGATGACCTGCTTTATCACCGAGGGACCGACCGGATTGACGGGAATGTAATCCGGGTCCGATTTCGTCGCGTGCGTTTTGGCAAGCGCGACGCCGTTAAGCAGTTGCGCGGCCGTCCAAGACAGCGCAGCGGGGACAATCAGGTAGCGCCCCTGGATGTCGAGCACGTCCCGACCGTTTTCGGACCGTTGGCTCGCGATCGCCGTCAAAGCAGCCGACAATCCATTGGCGCCAAGCACGGCGGTCCCGAGATTGCCGTGGTCTGCGTGAAACACCGCCTTGGAATCGGCAACCAGCTTCGGATTCAACAGTAACACGGAATAGACCATGTTCGGCCGCATCCGCCGAAACGCCTGCCCCATCATCTGCGGAATCCGCATCAACGCGCCGAGGCGATCGTTGATGATGTCCATCTCGTCGAACGTGACCTTTCGCGTGAAGCGATAGGCACGATACGTTTCGTGTTTGTCGCTGAACGTCACGTCCGCTGCGGTGTCGCCGCGCCCGTGTTGTTCCGGCTCGCCATTGAGATTTAACGTGATGTCTTCCTGCTGGAGGAAGTTTGGCACGTCTTCCTCTTCGCACCATCCGGCCGTCGAGTCGGCGACCTCCATCCAACCCTCGGACAGCTTGGCGTAGATGTTCGTGCCGAACACGTAGGACAATGTCCCGCCAGAAACCCCGGCGCGGCCCATTTCACGCTCGCGCCGCATGAACGACAACGCCTCGTCGATCGTGCTGAAGTGTCTGTTGGTGTCGCACCGGATGCACTCACGAAACAGGTCCGGGGCGGACAGCCCACGCAGGCGATCGCCACGGTCGGCGTCTTGCTCGGCGAACTGACGGCCGTACTGCTCGCCGATGGCGTCGTATTCACGACATTGCGTCGGGTCCGATCCGTTTTGGATCAACATCGCGCACGCCAGCGCGCGGGCGTTGACGTCGGTCTCGCGGCCTCGAACGTGGGTCGCCGGCGCGCCTCCGATCAGGTCGCGTTCCGGCGCGCGATTCTCGCGGACGTACCGCAGAAATTCGGTCGATGCCCGATTGACGTCCCAGCCATCCAGGATGGCCTGCTGACGCAATTCGTCGCTCACGTCCTCGCCGGCCAATTCGGTAATCAATCGAACCCGCTCGCGTTCGGCGCGCCGCTCGGCGTCGACGGCCTGCCGCACGGCATCCTCGACGTTGGGCAACGGAGGCGGCTGCGCGCCGGTCCGGTTGGTTTCCGGCGGATCGGCGGGCGGAGTGGCCGGCGGATCGCTCCTCTGGTTCTCGCCGTCTTTCAGCGTGTCGGCCTGCTGGCGTTGCGCGCCTTCCAGACCGGCCAAAAACGTCAACGCTTCGGCGTCCGTCGCATCGGCCCGCAGGCCGATGCTTTCGAGATACTTTCTTAATTTCGGATTCATCAAAAACTCCTCGATTGGTTGATCGGTCCGGATCTTGCTGCGGGCATCCGCGCCGATCGGGACCAAAGAAACTTCTTTTAGTTGCCATCGCGTGGTGATGCGCAACGTGCGACCCCGCGCGGTGTACGATCGACCGCCGACAATGGCGGTCTGGCCTGGACGAACGTCGGTGTATTTCACGGCCCTGTAGCCGGCCGAAACGTCGCGGATGTGGCCGCCGCGAACTTTCTGCCACGCCCGCTCGGCGTCCACGTCGCCCTCGGCGAAGTAAAGCCGCCCTTTGGCGTCGTGGTTCCCAAATTTGATCTCGCGGACCGAGCCAAAAACGTCGTCCAATGACCACCGCGAGTGGTTGGCCAACATGGGGACTTGCTCGGGAATCTCGGCGCCGTCCATCCGCAACACTTCGTCGATCAACTCGCCAAGTCGATAATCGTAGACCGTCACGGGGTCGTCAGTAACCAAAACCGCCTCGACTGATCGCGATTCGTCGTTGACCGATTCGGCGCGAACGGTAAAGTCACGAATGGTCAGGTCTCGCGTGTTCGTATCGGCGGTCTCTCGCGTGGTCAGTCCGTCGAAACCGCCGGGCAGTCGCGTCTCTCGGATCTCCGCCTCCGCCAGTTCACGGGCAATCCGCGATTTTGTTTCCGTCGAGAGTCTCGCGTAAAACTCCTGGGCATCGAAATCGCTGGCATTGCGCGACAGCCCGTAGTTTCGCTCCAAAAGTTTTCGCAAATCCTGATTCACAGGTCACGCTCCTTGTAACAGATGTCTGGCGTCGTCTATCGCCCTGTTCTCAGCGGCCTTAGCGTCCTCTTTGTCGTCGTCCTCTTCCGGATCGATCTCGGTGGTGGCCGTCTCGCCGCCGCCCATGTGCGCCGGCAAAGGCAGCCCGGCCGCCTTGTACTTTTTGATCTCGCTGGCCCGTGTGCGGATGTGACTGTCGAGCGTCACGCCGTTTTCAGCGAGTTCCGACGTTAGCGTGGCCGTGCCGATTAGCAGGCGTTTCTCCGACGCCGCGGCCTCTTTCAACGGATCGACGTGCGGACGCACCGGCCACGTCCACTGATACACCACGCTTGTCGGCCGGATCCTCAGCGCCGGAACTTTGAAGCGCGCCTCGGCCAACACGAGATCCACCAGCCGATTGAGCGTACCGTAGCTCTTATCCGTGCCAGAGATGAAGTACTGCACCCAGCGAACGAACCGCGCCCAGCCCTGGCCATCGAACCGCGCGGACGAATAGTTATGGCGTGAGGCGTCCAGCCGCATAATCATCAGCGGCATCGACATCGGCCGGCCGATCTCGCGTTGCCGCTCGGCTCGATAATCGGGATACTGCACCGGCGGCGGGCCGGCTGTGTAGACGAACGGCTTCCAGCCCGGCGGCGCCATCTTGATCGTGCGGCGTTCGACGGTAGACGATTCGGGCGTTGGCCACACCTCATCCGGGTTCTCGTTGTAAAGCATCCCGAATTGATCGGCCATCTGCCGCGAGGCGTCTTGCACCTGGTCGTCGTAGTCGCGCAGGTCGGCGGCCGGCTGAAGCGATGGCGTCAGCCACGGGAAACCCCGTGCCTGCTTCTCTTCCTTCAGCAGAAACTCGTGGATCACAAGATCGGGCGGCCAAGGCTCCGTCACGGTGCTGTATCCGTCGACGCTCGGTTTGGAAAACCAGTAACGTTGCGGGCGATCGAGTTCCGTCGACTCGAACTCGACTCCCATCACTAGCCGCGGATCGCCGGCCCGATCCATTGGATTGACCAACTCGCGGGCATGTTTTGGCCGGATCCGCATCTTCACCGGCCCGTCCGAACGGTTGTCGGTGGCGATTTGCGCGATAAATTCGCCGCATCGCGGGAGATTTTCCACCCACAAGCGAAGCAGGGACGCGCCGGAAACGTTCGGGCGGAAGGTCGGCGCCTTGAACCATTCCTTCCAAACGGCCTCGGCCGCGTTGTTGTACTCCTCGTTGTCGCTCTGGATTTCCAACGATGGGCCGTCGGGCCCCACGACGTCGTCGGCCAGCGTGCCGACCATGCCGGAAATCGTGCCGTTTTGGCGCGATTCGTAGATGCTCCGGGCGCGGACCTCGGTCAACTGGTCGGACAGCCAATCGTTGATCGAGCGATCCGCCGCGACCGCGTAGGTCCAGTGGGCCGAGTTTAGCCGGGTCGTCTCGGCGGCCTCCCAGTGCCGAGCCATCCAGGTGGGCATCGATTCGTACTGATTGCCCTCCGGCGTGGACAATACCACCATCCGGTTGCCGTCGGCGTCGAGAATCTTGCTGGTTCTGGCTTGCGACATCAGTCTGTGGCTCGGGCGTAGGTGATTTTCGAGCTACGAAACGGGCCGCCGGCCGCCACGGCGGTGGATCGCTGGTTGCGGCGGCATTCGGCGATCAACGAGTCGAGTTCGCTCGGCGTCCACCGAATTCCCTGGGTCCCGCCTCCGGTTGTTGCCGCGGTCATATCAGGCGTCACGGCCCGCCTGGCCCTGATGGCCATCAGCTTCAGGACGGCGGTATCCCAGTCGCCCGCGTCCATCGCGGCGATTGCGGCGGTACAAAGGGTTTCGAGGTCGGAGAGGCTCATTCGACAGGAGTCAACTCATTTTCCTTAAACCACTGGCAATCCGTGCTACGCTGCACGAAGACCTTCTTGCAAGCGGTGTCGTCGAGGGCGACCATCTTAACGATTCCGATGTCGCCGAACACCGTGGTGACCTTTTGGTCTACTGCAAACTCAAATTCAACGATCGTCTTGGCCATGATTTACTCCAAAAGGCTCATCTATTTCCCGGGAAATGGATTTGGTCGATCGAGTCTGGCATTACTGCCGGTCGTCATGCGCTCTAAAATATCACGCGAAATCAATAAAAAAACCCCAATGTTACAGCATCTGTAACATTGGGGCTGTACCATTTGCAACCAGCCAGGCTTGGTTACGTGTCACGTTCGCTCTTTGGCAATGCCTCGGAGGCCGTCGCGCTGCATTCTTTGCACTTAAAGTACCGCTTCCCACGCTGCCGATTCTTGCTGGTGACGACCATCATGGCACCGCATTTTTTGCAGCGTTTCCCCGGCTCTTTTTGGCGTTGCGCTTCATCCGGCACAACAACCTCCGACAACTCGTCATAGTCGTCGTCCACGCGAACCGGTTCCGGGCGAGCGCGATCCTCGTCCGGCAGTTCCCGGATCGAAAACACGTGCCCGCAATACCCGCACCGCGCTTTGCCAAACCTACCAAACCACAGTTTAGGGTTGGGCTTGACGAGAATCCGCGAGTCACGACAGCCGCAACGCGGGCATTCCGGGCCGTCTGCCGGCGTCAGCAAAATAGTCATGCCAACCTCCTTCCGCGGCCACGCTCCTGCTGGGCAAACCACCCGCCGGCCTTCTGAATCTTCTCGATCTCCTTTGACTTGTCATCGCTCGACCGCAACAGTTTGATTCCCAGCATGTTGGCCGCCACGTCGGCCATGTAGCTGGCGTCCAGGTAGTGGTTCGTGTCGTTTTTCGCCTTCCACCGCCGCTTTTGAACGCCCTTGACCGTCTCCTCGACTTCGACCTCCGCCGTGATGTGCTTGGAATACGAGAAGTGCGACTTTTCGTCGAAACTCAGCCGATCGCCCTCCCCGCCATCGCCGAATAAAAACAACGTGCCTGGCTTATCGGTCGGAGTCATCCAGCGATCGTGTTCCCAAGCCTTCCACCGATCGGCGTCCATGCAGACCAGCCAGACACGTTTTTTCGGCTGCCGCGACAAGAACCAGCCATCCCCCACCTTCTTGTTGGTGGTCGATCGCACCGGCGGCGAAAAGTTTGCATGGGTACAGCCGTTTGTCCGGCCAAAACCCATCGCCGGTTTCCATTCGAGCAGCCCCAGCGATCGGCAGGCGTCATAGATAGCGTCGGTCCGCCATCCGGCATCGACCAGGGTAAGGCCGATCGGCACAACCTCGCCGTCGATCGTGCGATACGGACCGTCGCGCATCACATCGGCGACGGCCCGCAACGCCCGGCCCAAGGCCGTGTCGAGCCCATCATCCGAGCCGACCCGTGTGCCCGTAACGTCCTGCACGTTGTAGTCAATCGTGAATCCAGTCGCCCCCGGCCGCCACGCCCGCACCACGCGGTGCAACGCCACCTTCCGGCAGTCGATCCCCTGGGTGAGGATCGTGCAGCCGGGTGGCACGATCTTCCGCTCGTACCCACTCACCTGCCGCTGCACGTGATAGGCTGTAATCCCCGACTCAATCGGCCCGGACTCCTCGGGCGGATCGTTGTCGTATTCCGTGGCGACGGCCTCGGCGCCGATCCTCGCCACCTCGTTGTAGTATCGCTGAAGGGCCGACACCTCAACCTGCGTTTTGTCGGGCAGCTTTTGCGGGTTAAATCGGTTCCGATTGGCAATCTCCGCGCCGGCGTCCATCTTCTTGCGGTTTTTCAGATAGAAGGCGTGGGCCTTGCGGGCCACCTCGTCGCCTAGCTGCTGATCCGTAATGCGCTGCTGGACATATTCGTCCCAAAGGTCCGCCCTATCTGGCTGTTTCAGCAGAAAGCGAAACCGCTTTCCGTTCCACGATGGCTTTTGCTTCGGATCCGTGAACTTGTACGAGACGCACTTTCGGTTTTGCAGTGTGGTCAGCATCACGCGGGCGACGCCGCGTTGTTGGCCGCCGAGCCCCGCGATGGCCCGGTCGATCCGCTTTTCCAGCTTTTCGGCCTGTGCCTCGCTATTGACCGTCTCTTCCGTGTCCGGGTCGTCGATGATCGCCAGATCGACGCGGCGATTCCTTTTCTTGAGCCCGCGCACCGCCGAGTCCAGACCTCTCGTCGCAAGGATCGATCCTTCGGACGGCGAGCCAGGCACGCGCGGAAAAATGATCTCCTGACCACACCACGTGAACCGGCTCGACACCATCTTGAACGGCTGGTCGTTATCGTGCCGAAAGCCGGTCACAAGCTGATAATGCGCGCGGTTGGGCGTGTATTCCAGCGCCTCGACCGGCACGCAAACCTCGGGATAGTCCTCTCGCAGCCGCTCATTTTCCTCGATCGCCTGCTTGATCGAGTCCAGCGACTCTTCGGCCATCGTGCCCGTGGCCGCAAAGAGAACGGAGAAACCGATGACGCCCGTGAGGGTGTACTTCAACACAAGACGCTCAGCCAGTGTGGTTTTGCCCTCGCCACGGCTGGCGGCGATCGACTGGTCGGTGCCAGCAAAGATCGCGTTCCGAATGGCCTGAATCATTTCTTTTTGTTGCAGTGTGAAGGGATACCAGAACTCATCTGGAAAGTAGTAGCGAAGCCACGCCTCATCACTCTTCTCTTTGCGATTGCGCCGCTTTCGGTCGGCGCATTTTGGAATAACAACTTCGCGTGACTCTCTCCGCTCCTCGTGCTTTCGCTCGGCGTCCCGCAACCGCTCTTTCCCTGGCGATTGCTCCCGGGCCGGCTTTGCCGACTGCCGTGTTTTTTCTAGCCTTTTCCGATTGGCACGACCCGCCTTTTCGCCATCACGTCTGGAAGCCATAGCAACATGGCAATTTGCCGTTACAGGCGAGTTACAGGGCCATCCGGCGTAATCGCGCCGGTTTGATCCAGCCTCTCACTCAAAAAACCCTAAAAAAAAGGCAAAAACCCCAAAAACGCCCAGACGGACTATATGTTACCCACGAAAGATAACCGTGGGACAC